CGGTGCATTATCAAATGCAAGAAATTTAGTAATAAAATTTGCAACTATTACAGCAACATCTGGAACTATTTGTACAATTCCAGATTCAATTGAAAAATTTTATATCTTTGATGTGACTGGAGTTACAAACCCAACAAACCTTACAATCAAAACTGCATCAGGAACTGGATTTACACCTGACGCACAAAAAATTTATGCAGCATACGCTGATGGAACAAATCTTAATGAAGTGTCATTAGATACTTTGGGCGGAACAATTGGAACTGCACAAGTTGCAGACGATGCTATTACAAATGCTAAAATTGCAGATGATGCAATTAGAGCTGCACAAATTTCGAATAACGCAGTTGTAACTGCAGGTATTTTAGATTCTAATGTGACCACTGCAAAAATTGCAGACGATGCGGTAACACAAGCTAAAATTGCTGACGATGCTGTTGGTGCGGATCAATTAGCAAACACTGCGGTAACAGCTGGAAGTTATACCTTAGCTTCAATCACTGTAGATGCTCAAGGTAGACTTACTGCTGCTTCAACAGGATCAGCGGGTGGCGGAAATTATGTTTTAAAACTAGCTGCCAAAGGCGGTGAGGGAACATTTACTGCAACTCCAACAGCGACATTGATATATGCATATGCCGTAGGCGGAGGCGGTGGCGGTGGAAATGGGCCTCGAGGAGATATTAGAGGGGGCGGTACCACTGGCCCAGCTGGATTCTTTTCATTTCCAGTTACTGCTCCTTTTTCAGCGTCTTGGACAGGAGGAACAGGTGGTGCGGTTGCCGGACTGTATCATGGTCAATCAGGACAGCCAGCGGGTATTTCACCACATTTTGTAGTTGGTGGAGGACAAGGTGGAACTCAAAGTTTTACGAGCTTTGGACAAGGATCTCCTGGAACTACTACCGTAGCTGGGACAACAACTGTTCATTCTCAATTTCAAACAGACCAATTAGAATTCACAACTATTTATGGAAATGGTGATGGCCAAGGAGCTAAACCCCAAGGTGCTGACGGTGGATTATTTCTTTGGGATAATTCAGGAAGTTAAGGAGTAAAAAAATATGGCATACGTATTATGTGATCCAGATAGAGAAAATTCACCAGGAGCTGAACTTAGATTAGCTGCTGACGATTCTGCAAAATCAAAATTTGCTGTAGAGTCTTATAAAGTTTTTGAAATTTCTACTGAAGAATTTGATCAAATAAGAAAAAATAAAAAAATGGTTCAATGGTCAGGTGACAGTTATACTTTAATTGATACTTTTGACCTTTCAAAATCAGACATTCCAAGCCAAACATACGCTAATGCTAGTGAAGTTACAGAACAACTAAATTTGGAAATTCAGGGTAAAGAGTCTTGGATTGCAGGTCATCCTAATTCAAATGACTTATCTACCTGTCAAAATTTTATAGATTCAATAAAAGTATTAACTTTTGATGATTTAACTTATCCTTATCCAAGAGGCATTGAAGATGTTATTGAAGCAAAAGGAATTACTTATTTATCTGTTTTGCAATTAAAGTAAAAATACTATATAGATACCACTTATGCAAACAAAAGATGCAATAAGTGTTTTAAAAAATTTCCTAAATTTAGAGGCTGTCTCTGCAATTCTCATGCACCTTAATAAATTAGAATTTGAAGAGGCTTGTGTTTTAAACTCTAAAGGTCATTCTATAAAAGACAAAAAAATACGATCTGTTGATAATCAACTTTTTACAAATGAATCTCCTAGTATGACAAATGTTCATTGGGCTAATTTTTTTGAATGGTCATTTATAAAAGCTATTGAAGAGTATAATAAAAAATTTGATAATAAATCTTTTCCAATTATAGAAACTATTACAGCTTTAAAATATAAAGAGGGTGATTTTTATAAAATACATACAGATTCATGTGCAGGTGCACATAGAACCTATAGCTTAATTTATTTATTAAATAATGATTACGAAGGGGGCTCTTTAGTATTCAGAGACCCAGTTACAAAAAACAAAATTTTAGAGGTGGATAAGGAACCAAATCAATTAATTCTATGGCCTAGTAATTTTTTATATCCACATGAAGTTACGAAAGTTACAAAAGGGGTTAGATATTCAGTAGTATCATGGGCAAGATAAAACAAGATTTTAGATATAAAGTTGTAAAAAATATTTTAAATGAAAATGAAATTAAAATTTACACGGATTATTTTAAAATTAAACATAGATTTAACAAAGACTCCTTCGATTTATTACAATCAGCTATTTTTGATACTTATTATTATGCTGATCCATTAACAGAGTCTTTATTATTAAATAAAAAAAATATTATAGAACAAAATTCAGGATTAGAATTATTGCCTACTTATTCTTTTTGGAGAATGTATACGCATAATGCAAAATTAGAAAAACATAAAGATAGAGAATCTTGTGAAATAAGTTGTACTATATTTGTTCAAGGGGACGGTACTAAATGGCCTATATTTATAGAAGATAAATCAATAGAACTTGAACCAGGAGATGGAGTAATTTACTTAGGTATAGAAGATGCACACTGGAGAGAGAATTTTATGGGTGATTGGCATGCACAGTTTTTTTTGCATTATGTAGATAAAAATGGTAAATATAAAGAGTTTCATAAAGATAAAAGAAATTTAATTGGAGGACCAAAATTATGAAAGTACGACAAGAAAAAGACGGTAGTGTAAATATTATAATGTCTGATGAAGAGATGGACTCAATTAAAAAAAACAATAATACTTTTCATTTGGGTGTCAAAAAATTAAGACATTCGTTAAATATTTTATTTACTTGTTTATTCGAAATTAACAAAAAACTTCCAAAAGAAATCCAAGCTTTGTCTACAGACTTAGATTATAAAGATAAAACTTAGTCATTTTACCCATACTTTATTTGTCTTATTGAAGATGCTATAATACCATATGCCTTTAACAAACGTACAAATAGCACCTGGTTTTAATAAACAAGTTACTGCTACCGGAGCAGAGGGTCAATGGATAGATGGTGACTTTGTAAGATTTAGATATGGTCTACCTGAAAAAATTGGTGGATGGGAACAACTTGTTGATGGAACTTTAGTCGGTGCAGCAAGAGAACAATTTATTTGGGCAGACTTAGATGGTAGAAGATATATTGCAATCGGAACTAACAGATTATTAGTTGTTTATTATGAGGGAGCTTTTTATGATATTACTCCTTTAGAGTCCGCTCTAACCGGTTGCACTTTTACAACTGCAAATACTTCTCCAACAGTTACCGTAAATAAAGCAGCACACTCTTTAGAGCCTGGAGATTTATTTACATTTACTTCTGTAACACCTCCCACGGGAGCGGGATACACAGCAGCAGATTTTACGACAAACACTTTTCAAGTTATCACTGTACCGACAAGTGATACATTTACAATTACAATGGCCTCAAATGCAGGAACAACTGTAGCAGCAAGTGGCTCTGCGGAAGTTAACCCTTATGTTAAAATTGGATCTTTAAGTCAAACATACGGGTTTGGATGGGGCACAGCTTTATGGGGTGGAGGACAACAAGTTTTTTCTACTTTAAACGGAGGTCTTAATGATGATACTGCAGGAACTGGCGGATCAGGAACATCAATTACATTAGCCTCAACTACAGGCTTTCCAACATCAGGAACAATAAAAGTTGGAGCTGAGTTTATATCTTACACTGGAACAACCACAACACAGCTGACTGGCATTACTAGAGCCGTAGCAGGAACGAGATCGGCACATTCTAGTGGTGCGGGTGTAGAATATTACACTGCATGGGGTCAAGCCTCTTTATCACAAACTTTATCAATAGATCCAGCATCTTGGTCTTTGGATAACTTTGGAGAACAACTGATAGCTACAATTAAAAATGGAAAATCTTTTTCATGGAATCCAATCAATACAAATCCAAATGCACTCACAACAAGGGCTGCTGTCATTTCTAATGCTCCAACTGCATCAGTAATGTCATTGGTATCAGATAGAGATAGACATTTGTTTATGTTAGGAACCGAAACAACTATTGGAACACCTGGCACACAAGATAAATTATTTATAAGATTTTCAGATCAAGAAGATATAACCGATTATACACCTACTTCTGTTAACACTGCTGGTTTTTTTAGATTAGACTCAGGCACAAAAATTGTAGGAGCAGTTAAAGGCAAAGATTACACTTTTGTTTTAACAAACACTGCTGCCTATGTAATTCAGTTTGTTGGGCCACCTTTTATATTTTCTGTAAGACAAGTTGGGTCCAACTGTGGGGCAATAGGTCAACACTCTATTAAATATGTAAATGGTGCAGTTTATTGGATGGGTGAAGCAGGTGGTTTTTTTGTTTATGACGGAACCGTAAAAGCTTTACCTTGTTTAGTTGAGGATTTTGTTTTTACTACTAAGGGTACTAATTTAGGAATAAATTATCAAAATGGTGAAGCTGTTTACGCAGGACTTTACACTTTATATGAAGAGATAGTTTGGTTTTATCCAAAATCAGGAAGTGATTTTATCGACAGATGCGTAACTTATAATTATCAATCAGGCACTTGGACTACTGGGTCTTTATCAAGAACCACATATCAAGATGCAAATTTATATGACAACCCCTATGCAACAGAATATGATTCCACAGGTGTACCGACATTTCCTACAGTGCAAGGTGTAA